TTATAAATTAATGGATCTTAAAAACCCAATTCTGGATGATAGGCAGATTGATTATATTAACGAATTAATTAATGAGGAGAATAACGAATTCCACAAAAATCATTTTATTGAGCTTTACGAGATAGATGGATTATCCCACTTTATTAAGAACATACACGAATGGGTTACAAACATTTTTTTTACGTTAAGTAGGTATAAATAACTAATACTGTCCTATTTATAAGAAAGGATGATTGGTATTTATAAAATTACATCTCCAACAGAGAGGGTATATATTGGACAAGCTGTTGATATAGAAAAACGATGGCGCTATTATCGAAAAGTACTATGTAAGGGGCAAATGCGGTTATATAATTCTTTCCTTAGGTACGGGGTAGAAAATCATGTATTTGAAATAATAGAAGAATGCGCAGAGAAGGATTTAAACCGCAGAGAACGATACTGGCAAGAACACTATAATACAGTCGAATCCGGTTTAAATTTAAAACTAACCAAAACCGAAGATAAGTCTGGAAAACTTTCAGAAGAAACAAAAAAGAAAATAGGGGAGAGCAATAGTATTGCACTAAAGGGAAAAAACTTATCTCAAGAAACTAAAAATAAAATAAAAGAAGGTAATACAGGTAAAGTAGTGTCAGAGGATGTGAAGGCAAAAATGAGCAAGAATAGCGCAAAACACTGGAAAGGAAAAACTCTATCTGAAGAACATAAAGCTAATATACTAAAAGGAAGAAAAGGCTACAAACACTCAGAAGAGACTATTGAAAAAATCCGGAAAAGCCATATTGGAAAACAGCATACTGAGGAAACAAAAGAAAAACTAGCAGAGCAAAGACGAGGCAAGCCCTCCGGAGCTAAAGGACGAACCCATACGGAAGAGACAAAACAACGACTTAGAGAAGCTAATACTGGCAGAAAACACTCAGAAGAAACTATTAACAAGATAAAACAAGCAGGACTTGGTAGAAAAGTGGCAGAAGAAACGAAAGAAAAAATAAGGCAAGCTAAGCTCGTCACCGCAGCATTGAAGGTCAAATGCCCATATTGTGATATTACCAGTAATATCAGAATAATGAAACGATGGCATTTTGATAATTGCAAAAACAAGGTTGCATAATAAGGATTAAATTCGTATATTAATTAAAACAAGTTATAGAAAGAAGTTATAAAAATGGCATCACTAAAAGTATTAAGCGATTACGGACCAGCGTTTCAAGTAAAAACAATCGGAGCATTACTAACAAGAAAAGAATTCGTTCAGAATATCTACGATATCCTTTCAGACGAGCATTTTCCAAACCCAGCCCATAAGTGGATTATAAACGAAATACTGCAGTATTGGAATAAGTACCACACAGTTATCTCGATGGATACTCTGAAGATAGGAGTAAAAAAACTAGATAACGATGTACTTAAAACTTCTATTGTTGAGCAATTAAAAGAAGCTTACCGACATTCAGACGATGAACTTCAGTATGTAGAAGAAGAATTTACTGCCTTCTGTAAGAACCAACAATTAAAATCAGCACTCCTAAACTCAGTTGACCTTCTAAACTCAGGTGACTACGATTCAATTCGTCACTTGATTGATAACGCGTTAAAGGCCGGACAGGATAGGAATATTGGGCACGAATATAATAAAGATATCGAAACCCGATACCGGGAAGATTATCGCCCCACTATTCCTACTCCCTGGCCTATGTTAAACCAATTAACCCAAGGAGGCTTTGGTCCCGGTGATTTAGGTATTGTGTTTGGTAATCCCGGCGGAGGTAAATCTTGGATGATGGTTGCCATGGCAGCTCACGCAGTTAAGATGGGATACAACGTTGTTTACTATACTTTGGAATTAGGTCAGGATTATGTTGGTAAACGATTTGACTGTTACTTCACCGGTCACTCAATCGAAGAAGTACAGCATCACAGATCCGAGGTTGAGAGCATAGTTGAAGGCCTGGCCGGTAAGTTGATAGTAAAAGAATATCCTCCTAAGGCAGCCACTGTGGCAACCTTGAAATCCCATCTACAAAAGTGCATTGATGCAGACGTTAAACCCGATATGGTAGTAATCGACTACATCGATTATCTCCGACCACCTTCCAAGAAGTTTACCGAAAGGAAAGATGAGATTGATGATATGTACGTTGCATGTAAAGGACTAGCCAAAGAATTTAAAGTAACTGTTCTTTCTCCTTCCCAGGTTAACCGAATGGGTGCAAAAGACGATATTATCGAAGGAGATAAAGCAGCAGGTTCGTATGATAAGATCATGGTTGCCGACTTCTGTTTATCATTATCCAGAAAGAAAGAAGATAAGGTTCACGGAACAGGTCGGGTACACGTTATGAAGAATCGTTACGGGATGGACGGTATGACCTACGGAGCAAAGATCGATACCAACAACGGTCACATCGAACTTACAGAAGACATGCCGACCTACGAAGATAGCACTTCTAACACAACCTCTACGTTTTCTCAGGTAGACAGCTTTGACAAACGAGAGTCGGCTAAAAAATTCATGCAACTTTCATCTTTTTCTTAAAAAAACAACGAATTTTTAATAAAAACTGGATACTTATCAAATACACCATGAATGATATTAAATACTACGTGTATTTACACAGACTGTCCGAAACTGGGGAAATCTTTTATGTAGGTAAGGGACACGGTAAGAGAGCTTGGGAAAAAACAGACCGAAACATATACTGGAAAACCAAGACTCGTAACAGCGACTATCAGGTTGAAATCTATAAAAACGATCTAGCAGAGGAAGAAGCATATACTCTAGAAAAAGAATTAATAGCAGAGTATAAAACTATCTTTACTGGTGGTTGTTTAGTTAACTTAACAGAGGGCGGAGAAGGAAGAGCAGGATACTCATGGGAAGGGAAGAGAAAGGGTGCTAATAATCCAATGTCGGGTAAAGTACAAACAGAAGAAACTAGGCAAAAAATAGCACTCACCAAAATAGGTAAGCCTAGACCGCAACATGTAGTGGAGGCAACACGAGTTAGGAATTTAACACGTCCAAAAGAGGAGCATGGTATGTTTGGCAAAAAACATACTGAACAGACTAAAGAGAAGATGAAAATAGCTGCAAAAAGTAAAAAATACAAAAACTCAGATGTTTTAAATCTAGAGACGGGTATTTACTACTACGGCTGGCAAGAAGTTGCTGAATCTATTAACTTGAAGATACACCAAGTTGAATATTTACGAAAAAAAGGAAAATTAACAAATTATATAGCATTATGGACATAAGTCAGAAAATTTTAAGCGATGTTACGGTCTTCATGAAATACTCTAAGTTTAGACCAGAGTTGAACCGAAGAGAGACATGGGAAGAGTTGGTTACAAGAAACAAAGAGATGCATCAAAAGAAGTACCCTGCAATGGCAGAGGAAATTGAGGCAGCTTACAAGTACGTTTACGATAAGAAGGTTTTACCTTCAATGCGGTCAATGCAATTTGCCGGCCGTCCTATTGAAGTAAATCCTGCCCGTATTTACAACTGTGCTTTCTTACCAATTGATGATTGGAGAGCATTCGGTGAAGTAATGTTCTTGTTATTAGGAGGAACCGGTGTTGGTTATTCAGTTCAGTACGATCACATCGAAAAGCTTCCTGAAATTAGAAAGCCTAACCCAAACAGAAGAAAGAGATTCTTGGTTGGTGACTCTATCGAAGGATGGGCTGATGCAGTTAAGGTTCTAATGAAATCTTACTTTTCAGGAACTTCCACTATCGAGTTTGATTTCTCAGATATCAGACCAAAAGGAGCAAGATTGGTTACTGCCGGCGGTAAAGCACCAGGACCAGGACCTTTAAGAGAGTGTTTGGTTAAACTTCAAGGTATGCTTGATACCAAAGAGGATGGAACTAAGTTATCAACTATTGAAGTTCACGACATGGTTTGTCATATTGCAGATGCAGTATTGGCCGGCGGTATTAGAAGAGCTGCTTTGATCTGTTTGTTCTCTCCTGACGATGATGAAATGATTTCTTGTAAGTCAGGTGCTTGGTGGGAATTAAATCCTCAGCGTGGAAGAGCTAACAACTCAGCTGTCCTACTAAGATCAATTACCGAAAAAGATCAGTTCTTAGATATCTGGAAAAGAATTGAAGCATCAGGAGCAGGTGAACCAGGAATCTACTTTACTAACAATTTAGAGTGGGGAACTAACCCATGCTGTGAGATTGCTTTACGTCCTTTCCAATTCTGTAACTTATGTGAAGTGAATGTTTCTGATATTGAGGCTCAAGAGGATTTAAATAACAGAGTAAAGGCAGCAGCCTTAATCGGAACTCTACAGGCAGGTTATTCTGATTTCCATTACCTGAGAGAAGTTTGGAGAAGAACAACCGAGAAAGAAGCTTTGATTGGAGTATCAATGACCGGTATCGGTTCAGGAGCAATCCTAAAATACAGCATGGAAGAAGCTGCTGAATTAGTAAGGCAAGAGAATGAAAGGGTTGCCAAGATTCTAGGAATCAATAGTGCCGCCAGATGTACCACAGTTAAGCCTGCAGGCACAACCTCACTAACACTTGGAACGTCTAGTGGAATTCATGCATGGCATAACGATTTCTACCTGAGGAGAGTGAGAGTAGGTAAGAATGAAGCAATCTACTCCTACTTGAGCATCCACCATCCAGAATTGTTAGAAGATTGCAAATTCCGTCCTCATGATACTGCAATCATTACAGTACCTCAAAAAGCACCAGGAGGTGCTATCTTAAGAACAGAATCACCTTTTGATCTTCTAGAAAGAGTAAAACAGGTAACTAAGGAGTGGATTAAGCCCGGTCACCGTAAAGGAAATAATACTCACAACGTTTCTGCCACAATCTCTATCAAAAACGACGAATGGGATGCAGTTGGAGAGTGGATGTGGGGTAATAAAAAGTTCTACAACGGTCTTTCAGTATTACCCTACGACGGACATACTTACACCCAAGCCCCCTTCGAAGACTGCACAGAAGAGGATTATCAAAGACTGATGACCACTTTACACGAAGTTGAT